GCTGCGGAAAATTCCAACCTATAAATGCTCCTACTGCTACCCATAATAAAATATCCAACATTACGTTCTCCTTAGAACCAGAGGAATAAGCCGTTTAGACTTAACAGTATTCCAAATCCTGCCACTGCAAAACTACCCCAGAACATGGCCATACTAACAGCTAAGATACTTGCTGATAGAACAACAATAGCTAACTGGTATGCAGTTGATGCATACCCGATCCATGGGCTAGACTTTTTAGCCTCTTCACGAGCAGCTTCCATTGCTTTTGCTCGTTCAGCAATCTCTTTTTTGTCACTGTCCATGCGTTCTTTCTCTGCCATGAACTCTGCTTTTATTTTTGGGTCAGCTGTTGTCTTAGCGGCAATTTCGTAACTAACGCCACGACCTGCTTTGGCTTGATACTGTGCCCACGTATTGTTAGCACCTAGTGTATTGTTTAATACTGTGCTAGATAGTTTGCCACCATACCATGCGTTAACTGCTAGTAACAAAGCAAAGATGGAAATAACCATACCTGCTTTGTCTTTTAATTTTGCTTCACGTTCGCTACGTGAGCCGACTGGTGGCTTAGGTGCGTCCGGGTCTTTAGGTTGTTTGTTTACTAAATTTAATACTGAATCTATTAATGCCATTTCTCGCTCCTACTTAATATACTACTATTTAACGCTTTCGAAGATTTTTTTCTGCTCCCTATACCATTCTTGCCACGCTTCTAGTTTGGCTGCGTTTTCGTGGCAGGAACCGTAGTTTTCGACGACTCTGTCGAGGAGCTGACTGGCTTTAACTTCGCTGGGGGTTCCATCAGTTGACTCGGCACGTCCGGCCACTTCATTACGACTGGCGCTGTCGTGCAAGCTGATAGTAGACTTAGGCAAGCTACAGCTAGCATCAAGTTGCTTACCCGCAACTTCTTTGATAATTTCTCTGTTGACATAAACGTTTTCCTTGATTACTTTAGTCTTGTAAACAATCTTTTCTTCTATTACAGTGTTAACTTTTTGACTCTGCTCTTCAGCAGCTTTTACTTTTGCTTCTAATTCTGCTACACGAGCCTGCCACGCAGACTGCACACCGTAGCCACCATAGAAATAAGACCCGACAACTAGCATTACGACCCCGACAAGTTCTGCTGGTAATTTATATTGGCCCATTAGCGGGATCCACTTTACAAGTTTACTAGCAATGTAAAGCAATACTCCTATCCCTAGGAGTATATAATAAATCCAAATAAACAAACTATCTGGAATGAGACTGAAGACCCATCCAAGTTGCCACATATTAAGCGCCTAATACATGTAGGGCGTGTTCGTAGTGTTTCTTACGATCTTCAAGACCAATAGTACCACCATTGATACGCTTAGTTAGTGTAAGGATATCACCCTTGTCTGCCCACTGATTTAGATTGTTTGTTTCCCAGAACCAGCAAGCTGATTGCACAGCACCTTCAAAGGTTGCTAGATATTCTGGAATTTCTTCAACTGGAGTTTCGATACTATCGGCAAATGATTCGTAGTTATTCTTGCCAGTTAACTGTATTAGTCCGCGACCGCAGTAACGGAATCCGTCACCACTTGCTTCGTCGCCATTGCCCATGCGATTTCCGTATACACGATTAGCAATCATCTCTCCTTTGTTAGCATATGCCGCTGCAATAGCATCATCTGGAAAATACTTAGGAAAAACTTTTCGTAAACTTGCTGCTTTGTAGTTTAAGTTTTCTTTTAAGAAAACAAACCCACCGGATTCATGTGCGCATTGTGCTAGGAATGCAGCTAGACGTTGCGGAGTATCAATTTGATAGTCAGGACAAATTTTACAAATTGCATCATACCAATGATCTGCATATTGATTATTTCCGATGATCGATTTAAGATCTGCTAATGTGAAACTAAAGTTCATTGTTCTATCCTTTGTAATAACATGGCGCCCCCGCCATTCGTGAATAAAAATTTATCACCAAATTTACTTATGTTATAGTCACCTAATACTTTAGTTAACCAGAACATTTCAGCAGTTGCGGCCTCGTCTATATCCATAGCGCCTTCGACTACTGGTTGAGGATCATCTTCGTTGAGCCAGCGTAGTTGTATTTTTTGATTGTACGGCTTGTGGATAGTAATAACATTGCCATCTAATGTTAGATCATCCATAAGTGTTTTAGTAAAGAATTTTTTTACACTTTCTGTTTTAATACGAGTCATTGCTTTCTCGTACATTCCGGGACTTGATGGAATATAATTTTTTAAATTTTCTTCAGTTGCTTCGTGTACTGTATGATCTTTGTGATACTTAAATTGCCAACCGTCAATGCCTGTTAACTTACGAATTCCGTAAGTTAATTCTTTAATTTGCTCAGATAGCTTAGATGATCTTTCGAGTTCAATGAATACACTATATTCACCGTCATTGTTTTCACCAGATGAAACATCAGCATCTAAAACAAAGTTATATCCTTTCTCAACAAACTCCATTAAGTCCTTTGCTGGAAATCTATCTTTTACTGTAAAGCTGACAACGCAAACATCTTGATCTTCTCCCATCTTAGATCTAAACGTGTCTACTTCAAATACAGGATGTATCATTTCTTTTAGATCTAAAGGTCTAAGCCCTTCTGTTAATTTATTCTGCATTTTGTACATCCTGAACTTGTTGTTCTGAACCGGCTGGATTACTTCCCATAATATCTTCTTGGCTAATAATATCCTCTACTTTGTTGCTGTCGAGATTGTTATAACCTCTTTGTATATCAGACATTAATTTTTTAGGCATTATAATTTTAGCAAGATAAATGGCTTCTTGATCAATTTTGCCTTTACGTGTCCCAGGACGAATATCGTCGGGATTCTTAATCTTTCTAACTTTATTTAATACAGATTTTGCAAATTGCACTTTACAACCGTAGTCTAATAACCGTAACCCGCCCTTAGGTTCTGGCATCCTATCTTCTGGCCACATAAGTGTACATTCTACAAAATATCGTGATTCTTTAGGACCAGCAACAATCTCGCCGTCGATCCAGTTGTCAAATACGTATATGTCAAGTTCGTCCATTACACGCTCAAAATCTTTGAGCATAGACAAGCTATTATTAGAACCGTATAATTGTTCTATATTTAAAATTATATCTTTAAGATCAGCCATGGTTTCTCCTAACAGTATTTAGTTCGTTTTTTATCGTAACACATATCTTTTTCGCAGAAGAGTTAAATACTTTTGTGTTCGGACACGGACACTACGGTTAATAGGTCCGTGCCTAACACTTAACAAGGAGGGCTAACCTTATATGAAGCGTAAACGAGTACAGCAATCGCAACAAAATCAACACTATGACCCACGTTTTGAGTCCAACGTTATAAATATTGACCCAAGACTACAGAAAAGACGTAAACACGTTCAAATATACCCTAAAAATCTTAGCCAAGAAAATTACCTCCTAAAGCTAAATGATGACTCGAAAATGATCATCTTTGCTATAGGGCCAGCCGGTACGGGGAAAACTATGCTAGCAGTTCAATGGGCCATAGAACAATACAACCGAGGAGAAGTATCGAAGATAATTATAACCAGACCTGCGGTGTCAGTTGACGAAGAACACGGTTTTTTACCTGGAGATCTAAACGAAAAGATGGCTCCATGGACTATACCGATTTTTGATGTATTCAGAGAAAACTTTAACGCTAAAGAAATTGAGACTATGGTCAAAGAAGGAATTATTGAAACTAGTCCTTTAGCATATATGAGGGGGAGAACATTTAAAGACGCTATTATTATCGCTGACGAGATGCAAAACGCTACTCCAAGCCAAATGAAAATGCTACTAACAAGATTAGGACAAGGATCGCATATGGTAGTCACTGGTGATCTACAGCAAGCAGACCGTCCGTCAAATAACGGCTTGCTCGAATTCCTTGGGTTGTATAACGACTTTAAGAATCACCGTTATGTTGATGTGTGCCACTTTACAATAGAAGATGTTGAAAGACACGCAGCAGTAAAGGAGATATTAGAAATTTATAAAGACTCTTGAGACAAGTAGGGGGTAAGTTTATCCCCTAACAGCCTTTTATAAAACTCAAGCATATCATCAAAACCGGCTTCAGGGTTGAGGCCGTTTTTGACACACTTCTTCTCTTTGAAGTCGAGTATAACCTTTGCGGTTTGCATCTGCTTCATTCTTAAGTTATTCTTAAACTCTGTTACTTCGTCCCACTTACCGTTGGGCTTCTGATAGTAATAGACACACATATAACGTTCTGCCATAATTATTCCTTAATTTGTTTTACTTCGATTCCTGATCGTTCAAGGAACGCAGTACCATCAGTACTACGATAACTGTTACGATAGAATACACTGCGAATGCCACTTTGAAATATAAGTTTTGCACAGTCCAAGCATGGGCTATGAGTAACAAACAATACAGCCCCATCACCGGATTCTGTACTTTTCGCGAGTTTAGCAATAGCATTAGTTTCTGCATGTAACACCTCTGGTTTACTTTTTAATGTAACTGTATCATCACTGTGTTGGATAGTATCTTCACAATCGTTATCCCACCCGCTAGGCATACCATTGTAACCAATACTAATAATTCGATCATCCTTGACTACAATAGCACCAACGTGCAACCTACGTGCTGAACTTAATTGTGCAAAGCGTTCAGCAACATCCATATATGCATTTATAAATTTATCTTTCATTTTATTTCCATCCAGGTATGATCACCCATGTATTTTACCTGCGTTTGATATTCATACCAATCGGGTGGACTACTGGACCAATCGTTAGGACCAGTTAGTACTAGTAACATTTTTTCTTTACGAGTGTCCCATACTAGCCAATAGCATTGTCCCATTACTACCTGGAACTGATATTCAGCAGCATGTACTGCATCAGTAACATCTAGTCTGCGTTTGATCTGCTGTGCCTGATTTTCTAAAACAGCAACTAGTTCCATAATACGATCATACTCTTGCTGGGCATACATCCTAGCATGATTAATCATAATGTCTTTTTGTTTCTCAACAGGGATCAAATCAAACTTAGGACCTCCCGCTTCTGTAGCGTAAGGAGTTATATTTCGATTAAAGAAGGGAATAATCTCACCGTCAATCTCAGCATCGTAGCTATTACGTCCTTTTGCTAAGTTAGACTTTTTCTTATCGGTCATTCTTCTAGATATTTGAGCTTACCTTCTACGCCGTTCCACTGGTCAGCATCTGGTAACGCAGCCTTTTTCTTAGTTATAACAGGCCACTTAGAGCTTAATCTAGTGTTAATTTCTCGCCACTGATTGATATCTGTGTTTACATCGTTGTCAGCAACGATAGCATCTACTGGACATTCTGGAACACAAACTCCGCAATCTATACATTCGTTTGGATTAATAGCTAAGAAATTAGGACCTTCGTAGAAACAGTCAACGGGACAAACTTCTACACAGTCTGTATGTTTGCATTTAATGCAATTTTCAGTTACTAAAAATGTCATTAATTTATAACCTTCCTAATTTAATCAATACTGCTGACAGATTGATCTCAGGGTCAACAATTAATGTGTGATCAACTAAACCTTGTTTGATGATGAGTACCGCACTATCTTGTTTATCTTCTTCCCCAAAGATACTGATGTTATCATACAACCAGCGATAGACTTCTTCCATCTCTTCTCCACGAAGTTTTCCGCAAAGCATTTTACGTGCCTCGGTAATCTTTCCAGCCTTAAAAAGCTCAACCATATCAAATTTCCAGTCAGCTTCCCCAGCATCACCTTTATTAGGTGCAGCTAAGTTACCTTCTGTTGAGTTCTGCTGTACTAATTGTATGCATTTGCGCAAATCCGGATAAGCAACTTTTACATAATTATCTAGAGTATCGAGATCAAATTCTACATTTTCTTCTACAAGAATTGTAGCAACACGAGCAGTAAACTCTGTTTGGTCAGTTCTTTCAACGTGAAAGCCTTGACAACGACTATGCAGGGCTGGAATAATCCGATTAGGATAGTTGCAGGTTAGAATGAATCGACTAGTTGAGTGATATTCTTCCATGACACCACGCAAGGCTGCTTGTGCGTTAGGTGATAGGTAATCGGCCTCGTCTAGTAGAACAACTTTAAATGGACCAAACGGAATCATCTGAACAAAGTTTGTAATCTTATCACGAACATCGTCTACTGAGTTAGTACGGCTTGCGTTAATTTCTAATACATCGTAATCTTCAATGCCAATTTCATTAATAAGAATTTTAGCCAGTGTAGTTTTACCAATACCAGCAGCACCACTTAGTAACAAATGAGGAATGCTTTTATCTTTGATCCAAGTTTTGATTTGTTTTCTCTGTGCTTCATCTCTAAACACATAGCCGTCTACTGTTTTAGGACGGTATTTTTCTACCCATAGTTCTTTCATTCTTTTGCCTTTTTAATAATGTCTTGTGTTATTGTACTATTTTTACTGTCAGAAATCGAGAACTCATGTAACCGATCTGCACAGGACCGTATGTCGTCATGTAGTTGACCCTGCCCGATTTCTTCGGCAACTGTACGAGCAATTTCATGTAGTGCTATAACAGCGTCTACTAACTCTAGATTCCTCATACAATTTTGCCTAAGCCTAAATAAATTAATGCTTCTAATTCCGATTGGTAGTCTTTGCCTAGCCTACGTTTTTCATAGATAGCTTGCAGAATTTCTTTACCATCTCCGTAGTCAGTAGCTCCAGCACCGCGGCTCTCTAATTCTTCAATTAGGTCATCAGTTTCAAAATCTGCAAGATCAACATCTACTTCGACTTCTGTATAGATCGTCTTGTACATTATTTCAGTCCTTTATTAATTTCTGCTGCAATTACTCGCTGCCGCAGTTCACTGGTTGAAAAGTTATGTTCACGCTTATTAAAGTACAAATCAATACCACGATCTACACATTCCCTTCGTCCTGTAAAATCATCGTGTTCGTACTCTTGTCCTAGTATTCTAACATTAATAGGATAAGAAAGCAAGATGTTTACAAGATCTTGTTCAGTTTCGTAGACAAGAATTTCGTCAATATACTTACAGGCTTTAAGCTGTTCGTAGCGTTCAAATACACTTTGAACAGGTTTGTTTTTAATTCCTGGGCGATCAATTGTAGGATCTGTTTGCAGTCCCACAATTAAATGATCGCATTGTGTCTTTGCTTCTTTGAGCATCATAATATGACCGGCATGAAACAGATCAAAGGTTGAGCAGGTAAATCCAACTGTCATTTTACAAAAGGTGTTAAATTAGGAGCGGTCCAGCCCATTGGCTTAAGTACCTTGCCATCTTCGCGCTTACGCACCTTTCCAGTTTCGCTGTCAATCTTAGCAAAGTTTGTCATCATAACTTCTTTCCAAGCGCCTTCGGCATCGGCACCCATGCTATGAATAGCACCGACAGTTACAACTAAAATATCGATCAGTGCGTCGAGTGTTTCGATACGATCATTGTTAGCTACTGCTTGAGATAGTTCTTGAGCTTCTTCTGCAATTAAACTGAGATATAATTCAAATTGCGTTTCGTTGTATGCATCAACTGTTTGATCGCATGATCGCATAAACTTTTCTTGATCCCTAAACGGATTCGTCATAATGTAATACTCCTTAGTCTTTGAGTATTTTAATTATACGTTGTTTTTCTCTATCAGTCAACCAGTCTTCTTCTATAGTTCCGAAGTTCGGACATCTTTGCAAAGCTGTATGGATTAATTCTTTTATAATATACAGATCTTTTTTAAGTTCAAGCGAGGTAAATCCGTCGTTGCGAGGATCTGCAGATGCTCTAGAGATAGAATTAATTTGGGATGCAATGTTGCCGACATCCCAATCCTTCTTTCTTAGAGTCATTAATTAATCTTAGATAAATTCCCGGGCATAAAATCTTCTGGACGAATATCAATACCTGAACCATTAGAATATTCAACGCCAAGATATGCGGTATTGGGTTTCTCGTCTGACACCGCAATGATAGATTTTACTTCTACTTTTTGCACTTCTTTGACTTCGTTGTCAATTTCAATAGACATCTTGCGTGTCCATCTGCCGTGCTCTATAAAAATCCATTGTCCAACTTTAACATCAGTTTGCTTTGGGCCTACGCAATAAACTTTAGCCCAGCGAGGTTTAACACCGTGAGCTTTACCGTCATCACTTTGAATAACAATACCACCAGCAGTGACCATTTCGCCCATGTCCATGTCAGAAACTAATACATCGTCATTTAATGCACGAATAGATTTTGCTTTAATTGGATTAATGGCCATGAATTATTTCTTTCTTGTAGGAGTAGTATCTTCTATAGAATTTGAATTTTTATAATAATCCTGCAGAATCTGCTCACGAGTTTTTACAATCTTACCGCCACTTCCGAGTTCGTCGCCTCGAGCATTAACTTTTACATTGCCTACAGCTGGCATTAGTTCATTTTGTAAATTGAGCTTTTCCATGTCAATCGGAACGCCTCTCATACTTGTATGTGTTTTACCCATTTTGATCTCCTTTAAAGAATTCTTCTATTGGTATATTGTATTTAATACTGTTTATCTTATGCACCCCAATAATGTGAAGTACATAACTTGCTACACTAGAACCTCTTCCTACACCCCAAACAATGTTATTTTCTCTAAGAGTATCAACAACATACACCATTGTTTTTAATGCATCTATCATATTGTGTTTTTTAAACAACTCCAATTCTAAAGCTGCTCGTTGATATTCTATCTCAGTAGTAGTTTTCTTTAGAACAAAGTCTTCGATATTTAACTCTGCATATTTTTTAGGAATTAACCAATTGTCTTTGTTGATAGTATCTGAAGGAATTGGATAATTTAATTTTTCATCATAGATGGTGTTTATGTATTTTTCAATAGAATCAAAGTCAGCAAGACACTTGGCCAAAATATCTGGACCATGTTTCATTACTGCTTTGCTGAGTATATCTTCGGTATATTTAATCGACATTAATAAGTTGATCCAGATCTCCATCTAGCTGTGTTTTTCTAGAAAGGGATCGTTTTGTTCGTTCCTCTTTATACATTATAAGCAATGTATTCAGTTGTGTCAAGAGATCAACTTTGCCAATCCGTGCGGCAAACTGGAGTTTTTTAGAAAGGTCTAAAATTTTATCGTCTAATTCGTTGTCTTTAAAGTGAGCTAATTCTCCCACTAACGGATTAAACATTATTCAAAAAGTCCTACGTATCTGACAAAGATACTACTATTGTCGGCACTATGGCGCCATACTTGAACTACTACAGGATTGGCTGCAGAACTAACCGCTAGATTAGCATTGAGTAAAATGCCTTCTTCGTCTAATGCTGGAAATCCGCTTTTCTTAATAGTTGCACCACCACTTGATGTAAATGTAACATATTGGGTTCCAGTCCCGGAACCATATAATTCTAGAGTTAATTTACCCACACCTGGTACTAGTTCGTCGATGATATTAATATCACCTGGAAGGTTTTCGAATGTTACCGAGCCGTTTGAAGTAAATTTAAAGATCTGATAAGGTGCTACTTCGTAGTCAATTCCTTGCCCTTCAACGTAAACAGAAATTGGTTTAACTAACTCACGAGTATTAAGCATTACTGCTTTTTCAATAGTATGCTTTTGAAAATCATTGTCAGCATTTGTTTTTGCAGTATTGCTCTCTAGATTAGTTATTTCATCTTGAGCATATTGAAAATTGGTTCTAATACTGCTAAAATTGTCTCTGAATGTTTGGGTGTCATTATCTTGCCCTGCAACAGGAAAGTTTGGTTCGATATTTAAATAATTAATGTTGCTCACGGTAGTTTTTCTCCAGTTTGTGGGAACGCAAGATATTTATGTTCTATCTGATTCCCTAATATGTCAATTAGATAGCGATCTGCGGTAAAGTTTATTTTTTTAAAATCAAAACCATTAAGTTTGATTCTGCTAATAATGCTTTTAGCTTTTCCAGGTTTTGCATAACATAATGGCAAAGCACTTACATATCCTGATTCAAAGTAAGCATCTTTTTGCAAACTTCTCATCCAAAGAGGCAGATATGTGCGATCTATATCCCCAACCGATTGTATTTGTTTTCTCATATTCTTTATAGAATTAGGAAAAATACGTTGATGATCTCGATCACTTACTAGTGGAATATTGCTATCTATTTTTATAGAATCGTAGCTGACTAATACAGGACTATTGATATTGTCAGGTAAGTTAACGATTCGACTGATACTCTTTCCGTTTTTCTCAAACTCGTCTACAATATCAACATATACAACTTCGTACAATGTTTCTTGAGTTACGGGATCTTTTGCTTCCGCTGATTTTACAGTTCCAAATCTTAATTGTTTTTTATAATGATTTCGACTCATTGCTTGCACGTATCTTACAGCTTCTTGACTTTCGATTCCTGCAAACAATATAATTTTAATTTCAGTTTGCACTCCAAAATTTACATCGCCGTATCTATAAATATCTGCACTTTGAAATATGGATGCATTTGTTATAAAATTAAACCATTCAAGTCTATTACTCTTGGGTTGAAATGCTTTTAGATAAAGATTGGCAAATGTTTTATTTGTTATATCACTGACAACTAGTTCAAACTGTTTTGAACTTTGAGAAAATCTAGAAGAATCTCTGGCTATGATTGTAAATTTAAATTTTCGATCAAATGTAGTGGTATTAGAATCCCAAGTATCCTCAAAATTTCTACCCGTCAAAGAACTGTCACTAGTTGAACTATTCAATCCTTCGCTGTCAAATTTTTCATAAAACCTTGTAAGACCTGCTCCTGCAAGATCGCCAAATTGTTTTACCTTGCCTTGTATGCTACCAGTATTAAGTAATTCTAGACCGGGAGGCAACTCCCCTTCAGCTAATTCGTAACTAGTAGTGTTGCCATATAATAAACTAGTTGCTTCAACGTATAGCATACTAGGCTTAGCTGGCTCTATAACTCCTAAATCGCCATCAGTTACCCATTCAATCGCACTTTCAATCTCACCTATGATATCAATATTAAAAGTTTTATCACTAATTGATACGCTACTGATCCAATAGTCTGAGTTTGTTGGTAATATATTGCGATGTTCTACAGAACAAATATATACAAGTCCGTCATAGGTCACTGCATCATATACTGCATAGGTTATTGAAGAACTCCACTCTCCTCGAATATTATAACTTGATGAAGCTATTTCATATAAAAAATTAACAGCTCGTACAGTAAATGTAAAGTTTCTCGTTACCGCCGCTTGATACGGAACTGAGCCGGCAATGTCTCCGGTATCTTGATCAATAGCCATGCCAGGCGGCAACACGCTATTACTTCCGTCGGGGTTAGTTGACAGAAGAAAATAAACTAGAGTACCAGTTAAGCCAGGAGCTCGATACGTATCTAATAATATAGTCAGATAGTTATTTGCACGATGTCTTCCAAGGTATGACTCTGTGATCCAGTATGGTATTCTATTTGACGACGCATCTGATGTAAATAAATTTGTGTCAACCTGAATAATAGAGTTGTCAGCTTGCAAGAATTCTTCAGTTACAACCCACATTTGGAACAATCTATTAACTTGATTACGTCCATCAGTAACAGTAATAACAAATGAATATGCTCGACTTAATCTTCTTGGAACCTGGCTAGCTTCTGAGTAATCAAAATTTTCTAAGTCATAAAGGTAGCTGTCATATCCATTGGACTGGGCCTCCATTCTATCCAAAGGGGCAATATCAAACCCTCCGGTATCGTATGCTCCACTAGTTGCGTTGCCATACGCAATCGAAAAGATGGGATCTGTAAATCCAGTAATCCTTCCGTCTTTTGTAAGAGTTAATCCTGGAGGCATTTCTCCTCCCATCGGCGTAAGATAATATTCTAACGTATCGCCGGCTACGGTATCAGTATCTTCAGCAATTAATTGATAATCAACAAAGCTATTATCTAATACAAAATAGGCCTCAGCAGGCCCAACATTTAAAAATCCTCTCTTGGTAATCCATAGAGGAAGATCGCTACCATCGACTGAAAGACTAAACGTACGATCTGCTATATCCTCACCGTCGTCGGCTCGAATAACAAACTTACTAGTAGTAAATTGGTTTACCTCAGTAGGGCTTCCTTTGATAGTATTGCCGTTGAGTCGTAGTCCACGAGGCAGTGATCCTGCGAGTAGAGAATATGTTATGGTACCTGAAGAAGAAGCTTGTAGCGAGATGTTTATAGAAATTCTCTCAACAAGTATTCCTAAATCTCCTGCAGGCGTTACCCAATTAACTGCCATGGAAAATTCCTTATGGTGCCCCTAGGTCTAAACTCAGAGCCCCGGGTATTTCAATAGTTCCAAAATCTATGTTAGCTGCTTGTAACGCAAGTTGGGTTGGATTAACAAATGCAGAAGTAATAGGACCAAAATCCATATTAAGTAAAATTTGATTTAGATTTAAATCAGTGTCTATAGTGATAGTTCCGGGACTAGACGGATTAGCAGCAGTAACATTAATATTTTTGCTACCTTGGACTGTAATTCCTACAGTTCCTGCCTGACTGCTAGCAACTACAACTCCTGCGTCTGTTGTTATAGAAGTAAATGCATCCGCTTGGTTAGAAGTTATAAGAATGTTAGTGTCAGTTTCTTCCAACACAATTTTATTACCTGCACGTAATCTTCGAAATTCTAAGTCGGATCCTGTTTTTTGTCTGAATACCCGTACACCTGTTGAACCAGCATTACTTGCAGTTACGGTTAATTCTTCTCCCAAGGCAATAAAATTAGCATTAACTTTCTCAAACGCGGTGCGTAGATCATCACCTAGCCCGTCATTTACTTGGTTACCTATGTTAATCTGTTGTACTGTCATTATGCGCTCTCTTTAGTATATTTACCGTGTTATAATAGATTACCAAACACCGGTACTAGTAAATGTCTGTCTATTCCATATATCCGCAGTCCCAGTGGTATAGTCAGCTTTACAGTAAAATACTGCGGTGTTACTAAACGCAATCATACCAGCTTTATCTCCGGCTACTCCCTTACTTGTTGCTGGAGATCTGCTTTTAACAATAAACGGTAATCCGCCTGTGGCTCCAACACTGACTTGATCAGTGCCATTGCTGCCTAGTGTGATAGACGGCGCAGCTAATGCTAGAGTTGAACTACTGTTCAGAGACAAGTTACCAGCACTGGCCGTAACAGCTAATGTACCAGTAGTAGCATTAATAACATGAGCTCCGGTTCCGCTAAAAGTTATAGTTCCATCGTTTTTATTAATTACAGCATTGTATCCGGTATCAATTGCTCCGACAATCTTTGAATTGTCAGCATCAACGAGTCTAGTGGAGTCAAACCCAAATATAGAACCTTGTAAATCGCCAGTGACGTTGTTTAGTATAGCATTATTGATTCCGCCACCGTTCATCATAATATTGCCACTGGTAAATCCTAGGTCTCCTAGTATATGAACTTTGTAACCTGCATCGGTTTGTGAATTATTTCCAAACACCGCACTACTTGACTTAGTACTAACGTTAACCACATCACCGACAATTAGTCCAGAATCTGCATCTACAAGCAATGTGCTTCCTGTTGAATAGATGCTTGACTGATTATCACCACCTGCAGCAATAGTAATACTATCATTCAACGGATTAGTTGTAATAATAATACCTAGTCCTGAGATTAGCGTAACTGTATCTGTGATATTATCTGCAGCAATTGACTCTTCACCTTGCACAGCGATAGTTGAAAACTTTGGAGAATTATATGATATTGTAACATTCCCAGTGCTGCCGCTAAGACTTATACCGTCACCGGCTGCTAAACTAAGAACTCCGGTATTAGTAATATTCACAGACCCAGTTGAACCACTTACGCTGATCCCACTTGATGCTCCTAATGATGTAACTCCTGTATTTGTTATGTTTACTGATTTGCTTAGAGTATTAGTTGTGATACTAACTCCGTCGCCCGGAGAAAATGTTAATGTATCAATGGCGTTTGCTGGATCTAACACTGTACTACCTGGTACATTGATAAATTTCCAAAGATTCTGTGTAATGTTAGGAGCACTATTTGTAACGGTAACTACGCCAGTTCCGCTAAGTGGATCTAAAATAATACCATCCCCTGCTCTTAATTGTCTAGCGCCTGTGTTCGAAATAGTAATAGCGCCGGTAGTTGAAGTTACATTAATACCGGTATTGGCAGTTAAAGAAGTAACACCTGTATTTGTAATAGTCACTGCACCGGTATTGTTGTTAACACTGATACCAGTACTAGCAGTTAAAGAAGTGACTCCAGCGTTAGTGATTGTAAGCGTATCAGTAGTTGCGTTGGTAGTAAGCGAAATGCCCACTCCTGTTATATTCAATGAGTCCGAAGTATTATCTGCGACAATATTTTCCTGCCCACTTACTGATATAGTTTTAAATGCTCCGTCTACTGGATCTTTAATTAAGGAGCCGCCAATTGTAGAACCTGCAGGAATATTTAATACTCCACCTGTTGAAGTTACAACAGCATTTCCTATATATAAACTGTTACCGCTAAGATATAAGTCTTTCCATCTTTTAGTTGACGATCCCAGGTCATATACATCCCCTTCAGCGGGAATTAACGATGTAGACAACCCAGTCAGGTCAACAACACCCCCTGGTACTAAAAGGTTAACAGTTGTATAAAGTTCGGTAAAGTTATCGTTTATCTTACCAAAGGCATCATAAACAGTTTCCCATAGTATGGGAGCTTTTCTTGAATCAATAGTTTGTTTTGGCATTATGTTCTTCCCACAGCAACTTCGATCACACCTATGTGATCTGAGTCATAATTTTCTAACGCCTTGCCTATAATAGTTCCGGCCTTGGCTTCTTTTGATACAATTGCAACCCCTGGAATATTGCTGGTTACTAGTATATCACCCTTTTGTATTTTACCGACTACTTTACATGGTACACGACCTTGCAATGCTATTTGATTTTTAAATCCAGGACATGCGCCGTACATCGAATATGCAGCATTGTCACTGACAACACCTGCGACTCGACTGTCCATTAATTTAGTAGACAGTGTAACTTCCTTATCACCACCAAAGATTAATACAGTACCAACTTCGTATTCTTTATCTCCTTCGTAGTATTCTGCTAAGTCAGCAGCATATGTGGCTTGCAATCTTGAATTAGTTCTAGTAGTACCACCGGGCGTATCAGCTAATATCCATTGTCCAGTGATTGTCCCGGAAGTTGTACTAGACCCTGTAGTTAACTTAGTAGTAGTTACTTGACTGGTAGTTATCGGTGCTAGGTTGTTTCTATCTTTAGTTCTAAAGATGTGAGCATCATTAGCATAGGTAGTTTGATTTTCAGCAAGAACAGTACTGGTGTTAATCAGTAATCCTCCCTGTCCATCAAAACCAGTTAGACGAGTTGAACCACCACCGCCTGCACTAGTTCTAAATAAAGTTTGTATTGGAAGAGGATCAGTTAATAGTTGTAACCATACGTCTTCAAGCGTAGCTGTGCCAGCTGTAAAGTCTCCACCTGCACCTCGAAGGATGATTGTATCGTCAACTAACGAATTGGATACAGCAGTTAATACAGTATATGATGTATCTAAATCTTGCGTACCAGTACCTGAAACGTTTTTATACAACACGCCAGTTCCAGTACCATATAAACTTTTCTTAACAGCTAATCCGAGATCAACAACTGTGGTAAACGGAATTTCAGTAACGTTGCCTTCATCCGCTGTTCTAGAATTTCCCAATACTGATTTTGGCGTAGTAATAATCTGTAGGTTAGATCCAGTAACACCTGTAACGTCTGCGTTGTACGATCTAAATGCGGCAGGAACACTAATACTACCTACAGTTTGACTTACGCTAACGGTATAGGTGCCTGTCCCCCCAGAAGTTCCAGTCAGCTGCGATACTATTGTGGTTCCTGTAGTTGTTGACGGTATACCGTATATTGTAAATGCTCCAGTCCTAATTGTACCTGCGGTAAGGGTTAGTACTGTTAATGTAGTTCCGGTAATGTAACCAGTAAAGCGAGCTATGGTAGTATCTCTAAGCTGTAGCCACCCGTTGGTTGCTATAAATCTAGTAGAATCAAAACTTGCCAAACCTAAGTCTGCTTGCGTAATACTTGTAGCATTAGCACGAGTGCCCGCAGCAGTCATTGCCAGTTTACTTTGTGCAATAGCGGCACTTGAGTTAATATCAGCATTAACAATGGTATTTGAATTAATCTGTACGTCAAGCGTATTTGTACCAGTATTAAGAGTTAAATTAATATCACCGGTCACTTCAGCATTAATTGTTTCGTTGTTAGTACCTGTAAATACTATCAAATCTTTAGCAGCTATATCGGTGCCTGTAAAATCTTGGAAGTTATTATAGGTTAAACTTTGTAAGTTTACCGCATCGGTTGGCAGTTCGGGATCAGCAAGTCCAATAATTTTATTAGCATTAACATTTAAGTTTGCTTTCATTCCTAGCAGACCATTTAATGCTAAAAATCCTCCGCTAAGTGACGGTATAACTTCTGCATCTGTAAGAACGGACCCAGTATGACTTAGGCCCAATCTCTTATCGATATAAGTTCTAGTAGCATTTTCAGTTGGAACAGTATCAGTAGCATTGTCGCCAAACGTGCCGTCTACTGAGAATTCGCTGATAGGTACACCGCGCTTAAATCCTAGACCGTCCAAGTTACTCAACGCAATAGCTGCTGAGAAGGTAACTGTACCAGTACCTTGGTCAACTCGGAAGTACGGGCCAACTCTAAAGTTACCAAATTGGTCAGTGGTCACATAGAAAGTACGACCCGATCCGCGTTCTTGTGTTTCTGCAGAATCGTTTAATGGATTTACCGCTGGGCCATAAATTTCGTTCGGATAATTTGTATCGGCATACGAACCAGTACCAATTTCTAATAAGTCGTGTCCTGTAACACGAGTTAATGAAATTCGAATAGTTAATGTACCAGCCGCGCCAGCAGTGCGCTTAGATACTCCTGCTTTTAGTGTAGGAAGTTCAGGAAGAGCTATCAAACTACCTGTGCCTGTTATTGCATCAACTTCTAACGGTTTATTTAATGTAAGTCTAGCATACTGCTCTCCAAGATCAATAGCAGTTTCGTAGCCATCAATTACATATTCAACAGCATTCCAAACAATTTTATAGCCTATTAATCTAGACTCATCGCCAGGCCCAACTGGAACAACAGCAAAGCTGGAATCTCCGATTCGACCAGTCACTGGTGCATATGAATGAGTTCCACTTTGTGAACCGGTAGTTTCGAGTATAGGGCCGTCTGGAACAATACTTACTTTAAACTGTGTGCTGCTGAAACCAGAGGATACAACATGATAGTGCTTTGCAATTGTTAATCCGCCCGGCAGTGTACCAGTAGTGTACAATCTAATTACATCACCAACTGATAACCCGTGAGCAACTGCATGAGTGAACACAGCTTCTGATGCAATTGATATTACTATAGTATCAGGAGGTAAAGCCGGCTCACCGGGCTCATATACAGTTAGTTCAACGTAATCGTAATTTTCTCTTAGAGTTGTTCTTGCTAACCCAGCTGGCACAAAAGAATGTGTTCCTGTGCCAGTGGTTGTTGTAACGACTGGAGACCCATTAGGCGAAATTGCAATTTTAAAAGTATCATCGGTTAAATCAGATTCTAACACATAATAATTTGTTGCAAGAGAAAGACCAGCTGGCAATGTTCCAGTGGTGGTAAATTGCACTATGTAGTTAGAAAGCTGGCCATGCCCAACCGCAGTGACTACTGCTGGGTTAGCCGCAGATACTGTACATACTGTAGTATCTTCTACATCTTCGTCATAGTTTGCAAATTGTAAAATACGATAAACAAAACTAGATTCATTTAATAATAGCGCAGTAGATGGTCTAGTAGCAACTAACACAACATCGCCAGTTAATACAACTTGGCTAAGAGATCTAATAGTTACTGGGGTATTATCCGGAACTACAAATGCCAAACCAACACCGACGCCTCCCGACGATGCTCCTAGAGTAAGTTTAACAACACCCGGCGGTAATGCATCTATACTTGCCGAATTGATAACATATCTATATAGAGATCCGTCAGTGTGGATTACTTCTAGTTCTCCGTTTGATAACGGCACGTAGTCGTATCCATCAACGTATATAACTAACCCTTCTGCAACGTTTTCATATAATGCATTGGGGAAATAACATCTAGCACCTTGTTGCAGATCATAATATAAACTAACCGGAGTTGGAATTTCTAAAGGATCGCTGCCTTCTGCAACTAATGCGTATACTCCGTGAGCACTAGATCCAGCAATAGATCTAATCTGTCCACCGTTTAGTGAGTAATAGGAAATATAACAGTAGTATGTAAACATAGATACGGCTTCAGCTAATCCGCCGTTTGTCGTTATAAGACCGTATCCCATGTCTGCAATTTGTGTATAGTCATTGGATAGCATTGATCTATTACCAGGCATCAATACTTCGTAAGTTCTTTCGTAAGTAAGGGTGCCAGTTCCTGCACTAGAAATAGCCATACCGCCAACAGATCCTGCATCTGGACTAACTCTGAAACTATTCAGTCCAAATAATTCCGGAACAACATAATATTCAATACTTGTTAAGCCACCCGGTGCGGCAGGCAAAATTCCTACAGGAAACGTGTCAGTAGTTGTAAATCTTAGAGTCGCTCCAATTTGTAAACCATGCGCTGTTCGGTTAAGAGTAGCCGGGTCACCAGGAGTAACGGTTACAACCTGCGATCCAATTGGATAAGGAAACGGAGTTGACTCATCTAATACAAATGTTGCAGTACTCCCTTCTGGGGCAAATACAAAATCTCTAACATAGTTAATTCTGTATACATTATCGTTAACAAGGAACGATGCAGGTAAATTTGGTCTTCTTAACAGACCAGACACTCTTAATCGAGTATTGCTTTCTAAGCCTTCGACTAATACTCTTGAATCTAATTGGAATTGTAAGTTACCTGTAAAACCGTCAACAAACATACCGCCTGCAAATGTCTGTCTACCAGTTGATAACGAGAACGATGCACATTCTTGAGCATACGGAGACTTGGCAAGAATCTGACCTTCTGGATCTAATACCATCATAAATCCGCCGTGGCCTTGACCGGTCATGGCTCTTAGAATAACAGCATCGTTACATAAGAATACATCCATGCTGTTATTATCATTAGGATAATTAACACTATTGGAGTTTTCTATAATATCAATAATAGCCGTAACTAATGCAGTTACAAGGACATCACCACCAGTTTCTGAAACATAAGCAAAGTCTCTAATTTGTGGTCTTAACTCGTTATAGACTGTTGGTATAAGAGAATTAGAAATAATATACTGTACTAACGTATCAATATATTCTATAGCAGCAGTAGTCATACTCAACTGCGGAGCGGTAATTGCTACTAATCCGCTAGTGCTGTTTTTATATTTTAATGCTGCCGAAACGGTTCTATTTGACCCACCGTATTTTAAATCAAACACCATGGCATCAATAATCAGTCCTACATCACGACTGCATAAATTTTGATTGTAATTCTCTACGCCTACCCCAGTAAATCCAGCAGCACCGATCCTAATTTGCTCGTTAATCCAAGCAACGACTTCTGATTGAACAAATAATTTATTTAAAGATATTAATTGTGCAGTTGCACGGTATGCACCTTTATTGTCAATAATTGGGTATACCGGAATTGTTGGATCTGACAGATAGTGGTATCCGTATAATTGATCTGCCGTTTGTAAACTGTCAATTAATGTATCTCTTCTAAAATTAATAAATGCCCAAGGGCTAGAACTTTCTCCAGGTTTAGGTCTGATAATAACACGACGGAATTCATCTCCGATGATAGCAACGTTTTGAGGAACACGCAGAGGATAATTTTCTTCATATATTCCGCTTTCGACTAACACAGATATTTGAATATTTTTAGTTACATCACCATAAGAAATTACTTCACCTACTTCGAATTTACCAGATACAATATCAACGTCAAAAATTTCATCAGTACCATCCAGTGCTCCTTGATGAGAAAGTATCTGCGCCAATGCTCCGGATGTTTCGCCTCGAAGATATAGCCCCTCTCGGACATCTCTAGACCTAACAGCTAACGGGTCGTCTGAAGTTACATCTCCGGTAAAGTCAGTTCTTAACCCATCAGTGAATATCTTAAATCTAGGAAGATTAACAATTACATCTGGAACATCAGTAAATAGTCCACCTTGGTCAGTGATAGTAATTCCTCGAACTTCGCCATCTACAACATCTGCAGTACCAAAGGCTCCAGTACCTGTTGTATCGCCTACTTTGGGTGAAATGCGCACGGATACTAATCCGTATTCAGAACCCCCATTATTGATTACTATGCTATTAACTTTATAGGTAACATTAAATTTAGCTCCAGCACCGAAATCACTATCATCAGTAGTAGTTACATCTGTAGTTCCTGGTAGCGCAATATACACTCCTCTACTAACTATTGTAAAAGCTGTAATAGCTCCAGGATTTCCCGCAGTTGACAACACACGAACTGATGCCCTTGACTCTAAATTTAAAGGAGTTCCTCCAGCAAGATAAACAATATCGTTTTCTTGATAGTTAGTTCCACGTACAGACAGTTCAATAGTGTCTACACTCATATAAGCATCACCGTCGAATCCTGTTCCGCCGCCCTCTAATACGGGAACTGCATCAATGCTACTCAGTGTACATTCAGCACGGTCAATGTTGATTCCTCGATAACTATAAATCCCAGTTCCGGGATCTCCAGTAACAATTGAAGCACCAATTCTTGTAGTAGCTACTCTAAAAGTATCATCGGTTAAACTATCTGCGATGACGTAATAGGTAGTGCTAGAATCGATACCTATTGGAAAAGTACCAGTTGATGTAAAAAGTACTTCAGCACCAATTCTTAATCCGTGCGCTATTGCATTAAAAGTTGTCGGCGCTCCGGTAGTAATAGTTACGGTATCGTATACAGTATTTCCACCGTAAGTTAAAATCTTTTTATAAGGCCCGATTTCTAGTGGAGATTCTTTTACTAGTTCTTCTGCACGTTTTAATGCAGCTTCGAATGTTCTGTAAGCATAGGCTAGCGCACGACCCTGAAGTTCAGAACTTACTCCTACTCGCTCATCTTGACCTGATGTAGCAACATACAAGTTTACCTTACTTCCGAATGCAGAACTATCAACGTATCGCTTAGTTGCTGCAACTAATCCATTGTATGTTTCGTCATCTGATGGAGTAGGGTCTCTTGATAAAATCAAAGGACCAGTCATTGTTCCAAAATTTGGGTTAACACTTCCTGTTCGAGGATCTATAGCATCAACACCTGCCCTAGATATTTTAGTGTCAGCATAACCTTTGTTAACTGCTAATCGCTGAGCATCTTCTGCATTGGTTCCAGGATAAGCATCTGCTAATAACGCCTGAGCACTTGCAAACTCTAGCGGGCTAGATAAGTCGGGCAAGTTACCAATCGGCTTATGACTAGTTCCGCTAAAGGCATTTAACGGCCCGCCTAATTGCGGACTACCATCACCTACAACCTGAGCAAATAATGTGCTGATAGAAATGTCATTAGGACTCGATTCTGTGTCAATTTGAACACCAGTACCTGCTAGTAGTCGTTTAAACTGAACCCCGGTTTCTGTAGCATTAACAGTTATCAAGGAGCCTTCTTGTCCTGTATAACTATCTGGGGTGTCTTCTAATCCTTTAAATTGTAGTCTTTCGCCTAGACCTAATGAGCTATACAGCTCTCTAAAGTTGTCATTTACTTTTCTAAACGAGTCGCGAATGCTATCGCCTGTTCCGTCGTTGCCTACAACGCCGATGTCAATAATTTTACGTGCCATATTAAATCCTAGAGTTATGGTGTTCTGTAATGTATTTATCGCAAACTTTTATAAGCCGAATGTAAATACACTATGTTTCTAAAGACCATAATCACAGAAAACAGTTACTCACGTACCAGTAAGTGCGGGCAAGAGCATACTTACTCAAGAAAAAAGACCCTGGTGGTCTTACGATGTGATAATTGCGATGAAGTTTTTAATAGAGATCTAAAACATGTTGATCGTAAAAGACTTAGTAATAACTACTTTCACTGTTGTTCAAATTGCGATGCTAAGAGATTTGCGCAACGTAAAGGAGTGGAAAGAAAACAAATTTGGGATATGCCTGCAAGTAGCGAACTTCCCGTGGGCAAGTTTTAAACTCTAAAACTTTCTCCGCAACCACAACGATCTCGTTCGTTCGGGTTAACAAAATCAAATCCCTCATTGAGTCCGTTACGGACCCAATCCATAATCAATCCGTTTAGATATGGCTCATCTTTAGCACTAACTAATACCGCAAAATCGGGTTGGGCATAATTCGTTACGCCGACTTCGTACTCGATACTGTCTACATATTCCAATACATATGCTAATCCGCTACAACCGGTGGTTTTAACACCTATGCGGATGCCCACACCTTTACCTCGTTTAATTAGTGTTTGTTTAATTCGCTTTGCCGCAGTTTCAGTTATGGTGATCATTTACAGTAATCTACGTACTTTTTTAAAGTCATACTATATTTATTATAAATAATCTACAAGGAGATTTCACTATGTTATCGTTTATTAAAAAGATTTTTGGTACTAAGCCTGCAGAAACAGTAGCCGAAGTTCCATACAAAGTAGAAGCACCAGTAGCTGAACAAGCCGTTGAGGCAGTAGTTAAACCTGTTGCCCCAGTAGCTGAACAAGCCGTTGAGGCAGTAGTTAAGTCTATTGCACCTGCTAAAAAGCCTGCACCTAAAAAGCAACAGTTCGCTAAGAAATCTGCTGCTCCAAAGACTGCAAAGCCAAAAGCACCTCGCAAGCCAAAAGCTAAACCAGCTGTTTAAGACTTTGTTCATAAAGTGCAAAGCTGGCTAAATTCTTAGCCTTGCTTTCGCACATGATATCGTGAGAGTCTCTAAAGCTCAGAGCCCATTCATTTACTGCTGTATTCCAGTAAAAGTTTGAATGTGCTCTGAGTTTTTGCTTTTTGTAACCATGGGTCAAGAGGGTCGGAAGATCGGGGCGGATGTGTCCGGGATGGTCAATAAGACAGTCTTCCCGTGATACACTGTAATGTAAAACAGGGCGCACACCGCGCCAACTATCAATAATCCTTTTAACACGGTCGTCATTTGCTTCAATATATTCTCCAGTATTAATCCAATGATGGTGGACGTCTAAGACTAATGCACATGTATCTACTAGCTCAAGGCTAGCATCGATGCCCCATGTCATTTCGTCGTTCTCAATAGTAAGACAATTACGTGCTTCTGGACTAAGACGCTTATGCGCTGCCTTAATGCCTTCAGGTCCACGTCGTCCAGCAATATGTACATTAATCTTAAAGTCCTGAAACTCTTTGCCATACCCCATCCAACGAGCCATATCTGTGTGATACTCAAATTCTTCAATTGATCGATTTACAATTTCATCTGACTCACTTGCCAGCACAGTAAATTGACCAGGGTGAAAGCTGAGCCTAGTGTTAGTGCTACGAGCCACCTCTCCAACTCTAGAGAAGCCCCGCTCACAGGCCGTTCGTACGTCTGGAAGATTCCAAAAATACTTAAAGTCATTGTGAGTATACACAGGCAGTATGTCACTACCCAACCTAACCATTCTAAGTTGCTCATCTTGTTCTCCCACTTTGCTTACAAGTTTACGGACAGCTTCGATATTGCCTGTCATTAGGTCCCACAGTTTTTGTTCCGCTACTTCACGAGTTTGACGATTGAGCCAAGCTACTGTAGTAGAGCCTGTGTTATATTGCTTACAGTTGTCCTTTTGATTGATGCCATTAATTTGACTAGGGCCGTCAATCCACTTGCAGGCAAAGCCGATTCGTTTAGTCATTAATGCACCGACGCTTTCTCATTGACTGTACACTCAATTACCCAATTGTTAAATTCGGTAAACTTGTTTACTTCGACTCCGAGGCCAACTGCTTCATTTACAAAGTGCTGTAATAGCGAATTGTAGAGTTCGTCGGGCATGGTATCTTTATCAAATTGGATTTTCATTCTTTAACTTTCACGGAGATAAAATTAGCAAGTCGAAAACTGCGCCATTCTTTTTTGTCAGTACACCAAACGTTCATGATATCTAGGTTGGGTTTTTTTACTTTGGCAACTTCGCCTTCAGCAAGTACTTTGGGTGGAGGGGATGGCGGAACAACGTCTGGACGCAGGGTACAGGGCATTTCACGCTGTTCGCCATTAACTTTGGTAAAAGTAATTATGCACTCGTTTTCTAGAAGCAGAGTGTGCAGTGCTTCGGGTGTAATTGTATTTGTCATGCTACTATTATAGCATGATCACCGCCAGTTGTCAACTACAAATTTATCCTCTACTCTATCAGGATTTGGATCTCCGTGAAAGACTGCAACACAACAACCTTTAGGAATCACAGGATCGAGAACATTTTTAAAAGTTTTTTTACCTGGACTAAAATCAATTTCGTTTCGAGAACGTATTTCCCACTTGTAACTTTGAATCCACTCGTCCGGCCAGTACTTTATCCGAGCCTTAGCAATCTGGTAAATCCAATCTTGATCACCGTGAAGCTTAAGAGCCATAGTTGATTGTTTTGTGAATATTGTAAAGATATCGGATTGTGTTCCTGCTATCCAACTAAGTGCAGAGCTGTTAAGTTTATCCCATTTTGGAACAAACTTTCTATTAAAATCTCGTATGCCAAGAAACGTGTCACCTTGATTTTCTACAAGTTTATTAATGTTGTCGTGAACAACTACATCGAGATCTAAGTATAAGATCCGCCCACTCAATCCTAGATTAGGATCAAACATATGTACTTTGTGCCACCATTGTTTAATGTACCCTTTGTTGGCAACGTATAATAGTTTAACACCTTCGATAGGATGCTGATCATCTGTTAGGCAATAAAATTCATAAGGAACTGTTAAATGTCTAGAGACCATATTCCTAAGTCTTTCAACGTACTCTCGCCCGTACTTAGTACCATAACGAACACACAATACTTGTATCATTTATATAATAAAAAATTTCATGAAATATTTACCAATGTCTAATAGTGTTGGCAATAATAAAACAGCAGGTTATAACGTGAATAATAACCCAAAACGTTTTAAAGAATAAAGCCCAACGGGCTTCTTTTAATGTAAGGATGGGAACATCCGGACGATCAGTGTCCGTAGTCCCCATAAGGTGCCCAGTTGCCCGAGCCCATACTTTTTCAATACTATGCATTAGCCTTCGTATGTTGCCGAATTACCAGCGTGTTCGAATACTTCAACTGATCGAAGTTTAACACCTGCACCAACTGGGTAACGTGCTTCAAAAAGTCGACCGTCTGGATGAATCCAGCTGATACCTGCTTGATATGCACCTAAGATTTCGTTCATTGTCTTGTAAGCCAATTCAGCAAACTTCTCGCAACCAACTGCTTCTACAATACGTAGATCCAGTACACCGCCTTCTGCTTGTTTTCCTAACTTGGCTAGTTCTTTAAACTTTGGTAGATGTGGATCATCACTGCCCATTACAGTGGTGTGGTCGAACTGCCACTCGCTCCACTCTTTAAATGCTTTAAGCCCACCAAAGTCCATAACCCAGTTGCGGTCGTCAAGTGTTTCTGATTCAAAAATTAGTTTGATACCGATTGAGTATCCGTGTAGCAACGAGCAATGTGAATGAGTACTTCTCCACTGTCTAAAACAGCATGAAAGTCCGCGGTCGTTACCGTATGTTTTTGTTGAAAGATATTTTGCCATCTCTAGTCTCCTTTATATAGGTAGCAAGTTTGATGACTGCAGAGTGTTTATAGAGGGATGATGCCATAGAGTCCTCTTGGTGTGTGTGTTGCTTTATAATTAATTATACAGCATCTTTATTTAATGTCAAGTGCCAATCGTCAGAAAATAATTCAAAAGATACATTTTGTTTTTTCCATTCGTTAGGCATATTCCATCCTTCGGAATTTAACACCTTAAATTTTATATTTGGAAAGTATTCAAAGATTTGAGCTATCTGATAAACCCAATACGAATAGTCTACGGCAGGAGATAAATTTTCTTTGTAGTTAATTGAATTTTTATAGATGTTATTAACTCGATCTCCGCATCCATACAAATCAAAACCGATTAATGTAATTTCATTGAATTTTAAATTACACGCCAGTAGTAATGCATACGGTCCACTACCCCAGTGTTCTTCTTGATCGGGTCTCGAAGACCCAGAGTAAGGCAATTTAGGAACAATAAGCAATCCTTCTCTAGCCCATCTAGCTCTAGTATAAATTTTAGTATTTTTTATAAAAGAATTATTTAATGCTTCATCGGCCATCTTTTTATCTACGCATATAAGATGGTCAACTTCTAAATCTCGGTGTATGGCATTGCAGCCTATAACAGTATGCAATTTATTAATACGAGTAAGATCAAGGCCCTTTCTACTTTCACCATTGCCTATAACCACGGCCGTATGATTCATTAGTTTCCTCGTTCTTTAATATCTCCAAACGAATTCCATTGGCCGGGATTGCCTGCTTTGATACATACCCAACCAACGCCAATTCCTGCTCTCGGAGCAGCATTCCATACAATGTCACCTACTGTATAATTTCCTTCTTTAGGAGGTTCAACGGCATACATTTGTATATGATTATTAATTCGTACTGCGCCAGCAACATGCAAATCTACAGCAGGATCCGGCACTCCGACCCCGATGCTTAACTTTCCATTAATTTTAACTTGGATAGGATTACGATTAACGTTACCTAGATCAATATTTCCATTAGCCTTAACAGAGATTCTAGTTGTGTTATCTGTGACAATATCAAAATCAGTACTAGCAAAAGTGCCTACCATACCATGCAAGCTCTCTGTGGTTCCTAGCATAACTTCAATGGCATTTTCTGCTACACTAAAGGCAGCATTTGGTTCTTCAGTTCCTAACCCTAATCGATCACAAGCACTGTTATAAAACATGTATTCGTTGATAGTCACTGACCCATCTACGAGCAGTCCCTTTAATCTCCCAACTTCTTTTAAATTGCTTTTGGTAATTTCTGGACCTAATTCTTTACTGTCCAGAACTTTAGTGTTGCCTATAAAATATCCTCGATCGTTGTCGAGATTAATATGTTCTGAGCTGAAGAATTGATCTGGTCCTGGATTGAAAACTAATTTTTTAGTATATCCTTGACCGCTAAAGATCATTCCTTTACCGTAATTGTTTTCTTTTTTCTGAGCTTTAAATTCTAAAAATCGCAAGTCAGAAAAGGTAACATCCTGAGATGTTACCCTAGTTTCTGCTATTTCACGAAGGGCTTTTGATATTACATCAATTGGGTCAGGGGTTTCATTGTTCATGAATATATTTATTACACCCCTAACACTTGTTACAATACTTTGAGCAATACAGTATCTTCGTTAATACGTCCGTTCATTCGAGTATCAGTAGCATTGATATCTTCTAAGAACTTACGCAACTGCACCTTACCAGCAGCCTTAAACTCTTTGAGCTTTTCCTCAGGCTTACGGATAGTTTTCTGTACAGAAGCTGATTCACTGAATCCTGTAATTGTTGTACCTTTAATGCTGAGCTCTTTGTATTCGTCTGCAATATATCGGCCCAACTTACGTGATTTGCTATTATAGATCCAAAGTTCTTTAGCGCCGATAATATCGGCAGGATTAATACTAACAAGTTTCAACGGTTCGTTAGTTTTCATATATTTGAGTTTAGCAACAAGTTTGTCTGCTGGCACTACTTTTTTAGCACGTGGCTTACGATTAACTTTGGCTTCTTGTCCGAGCATATCACAGGCACTGATAATTTCTTGATAGAATGCTGTAATCTTCTTCAACTGTGCCTTGCTCAAATGACTGTAGGCTTCTTTAAGTTGTTCGTCTTTGGTAGTAGCAGCTTCGATTAGTTCGTCTAAGTTGCTTGCATAAAAGTTCTTGATAATACGAGTATGTGCTGCCTTTGCACCTTTAGCTTTTAGCAAGTTAAGCATTTTAAATGACTTTGGATCAAACGTTTCCGGATCTGCCTGAAACAGTTCAATAGCATCTTCAATTTCGGCAGTCATGCCAATTGCCGCATCACGCAGTCGTTCTTGAATGCTTGGAATATAAACATTAGGCTTGTTTGCTTCAGCAGCTTCTGCAACCGCTTCTTCGTCGATATCATACTTACTTTCGTCAAGTACTGTTCGAATAGCAGTATCAAGCCATTCTTTTGTAGAGCGGCCGTCATTCCAGTCTGCACGTTGCTCTGGCATGCCTTTAATCAAACAGGCAGCAATAGCACCCATAGTAGGCGAACAACGGCTGTCTTTGGATTTTTTAAATGCGGCAATGTCTGCTTTGTTATAACCGTTAGCACTCATCCAATTGATAACTTTAGGCTTGAGTTCTTTACCGCTTGACTCTAAACGATACCATTGCATACTAACACGAAAGTGTTTAGCGTATTGATCAGTAGTTAACTCGTCAACATTGTTCCATGTTGGACTGAGATCCTTACCAATCTTTGCACGAGCTGCTGCCAAATGTTTTGCTTTTGTTACCATGTTTGCTCCTAGTATCGTTTAACAATATGTATATTATAACACCGTGTAGGAATAATGTCAACCATGTTCAAAACGTTGGATTGCTTTGGAATCGCCGTCTTCTGTTTCTTGATATACTGTTGCAAACAAGTAGCCTTGTCCTAGTAACGATTCCGCAAGCTCAAATGCTTGTTTTCTACTTGCTGTTGTTTCTTGCAGTTCTTGATGACCGTCGGTGTCTTCGGTCCAAACTTCATATAGTTCGAAGTTCATTTTTAAATTATTATCTCCTAAAATTAATAGTTATCCAAATCTACATCTAATACAAGCCAACCGAGCTTTTTTAAGTCGTTTTCGATTTCTTCAGTGACTACACTCTCTGGAACATATCCGGTGCCCTCTGCTCCTGTTAGACCGTACCCGGTTGTTTCACTACCAATGCCACTACAGTACCAATCTACATAATCACCTTGTTCACGCATGTCTGCAATGATACCTCCAGCATAGCGCCACGACGCACACCAAGTTTGATCTTTTAGAATAGGTAACACATCTAGTTTTTGGAAATCACGGTTACACATGGCCGCATAAAGATTTTGGGCATAAATCTCATTAGCACGAACTTTTTCTAGAATCCAATCCGTAGTTAGCAAATCATATTCTAGATTGTTTTCTCGAGATGCAGGATCACTGAACTTGTTCTTATGTTCTTCGAGAATTTGATCAAACCAGCCAAGATAGGCTTCGTTGATAGGTTCGTCTTTTTCAATCTGTCGATTGACATATCCTTCCTTTTGGAAAGTATGTCGTTCAGGACTCTTACTAATTTTGGTCATACTTCTTTATCTAATTCTTTTGCAGGAAACGCCTTGACGATTCGATCCATTGACACTGCCGGATCCCACTCTTTACAATACTTTTTACGATTAGCACGACCTTCTTTAGTATCGGGATCGTAATCAATCCAACTAAACTCTGTGCCTTTGCATTCCGGACAGTGGTCGTTGTAGTCGTCATCAGTTACTCGATCTGATCCTTTACCTACCCAACCACACTTTTTATTATCACAGATAACATCTACAGGCTCAGGCGGCTGATTAACCCACGAGCTTGTGTCCCAATTATATCCGGACCAAGTTTCAACGCCTGATTGCGGTTTAAACTGTCCGTGTTCCCATTCGCCAAACTCTGTGCCATTCCAATACAGTGTTCCGTAAGTGGTACCAAAGTTGCGCCATACAGCACTATACCAACCTTCTACTGTGGGTTTAACTTTTGCAAATTTAAACTTAGGACTTGCTTCCCAAGCATCGGGACTTGGACCACTTGGAGGATGTCCCCAATCTTTATCTTCGGGTGCATAGCGTTCAAAACTTCCGCTGTCATCAGTAACTAATACCATGTTCATATCGGAACTCTTACCGTCAGTACTACCGCCCCAGTTGTCAACATCTTCACCATCATAGACTATGCTAGTAACAATCTCTTCACCGTCAAACTCATCGTAATGCAATTCTAACTTAGTGATATCAAATGGTGCTCGAAGTTCAATTTCACCTTCAAAGAATGTACCCTTTTCATTTGAAACACCAACAAAAACCGCAGTACCCTTAGGCTTTGAACCAACCCATACTTCGTCATCGCAGCACCAATCTGGTTCTGGATTTCCGTCGCTATCTTCGTATCCTGTGATATCGTCTAATGACTTTTCAAAGATTGTGTTACCGTTTTCATCTTCAATTTGAAGTGTACCTGCATCACGACTTACGCCGCTAATATGCCCCATGTCATCACACTCGTACCAGCTACCTGGAGGAAAAGGTAACATGTCTAAATCGAGACCCATCTCTTCAACAGTATCTTCATCACCCCAAGCAATCTCAGATAAGTCGACTTGGTTAGCATTACAGTAGTCCCAAATCTTTTTGTCTACAGTGCCCATGACTCTCTCACCACCATAGCCCCACATTGAAACTTTGTATGTTCGCGGTGTAAACTTAAGAACTTCGATAAGTTTCTGTTGTTCAGCTAGGTTCTGCGCCGCCAATTCTTCAGCAGTTGGCACAGGCGCATCGCTTGGTGCAAAAGGCCATGAGGCTTTGGGGTTAGTTGTTGTCATACACAATCTCCTTCTTTAGCTAGGTTGCTTGCTGCTTTTGTTTCTGGATTAGTTTTGCTACGAAATTTTTCGACATCTTTAATTGCAGTCTTTAAAGTTTCGGAATAGTTTAGTGCCTGTTGTCTATTCATTATAATGTTAGCTTCATATTCAACGTAGCCTTTGGTCAATAAGATCCAAATAGTCTGCCAACGATTTAAACTCCACCATTTAGACTTTTGTGTTGTGTAAGTTGTAACAGTAACACCGGTTTCGTCCGCTTCAATCCAAACATTATGATCGTGATCAGGCTGATGACATTCGCAAACAATTTGATAAGACATTGCGTCGCCCCAGCTGCTGCGTTTAAGTATGCCATTAGCTGGAATTTGTGCTTTCATAGTATCAGTGGTAGTGTTGATCATGTTCGTCCAATGGTTGAACTTTATCTCGAAGCTCAACCATGTTGTCAATAATTGCATAGTACTCGTCTATATCTAATATAGTCTTGTACATACTTAGAGATTGTGCCATTAGGATAGCGGCAATTTCTAGTGGGTTATGATCTTTATCGATCATCTTGGCGTGAATAGCCCAATACTCTTGATAGAGTTCATTAACAGTATCTTCTGAATCAATGCTCATCTTTGTCTCGCTGATGTTTGTATTCGCGTTTCAGCCAATACTTATAAGTGTCCCAATACTGTTTAATTGTAGCAGGATCTTGTCCGTATGTCAATCGCTCTTCGCAGTTGTCAAACCAAAGGTTCCTAACCCAAGAACGGAATTTTGAATCTTTTAAGTCCATAGTGAGTCACGAGCCTTAATCAATCGAATCATCATTGCTTCGTCCTCCTTCTCATAGTCAGCTTCAATCTTTTGAAGTAGCTTGTGAGCCTTATTTTGTGCTTTTTTAAGTACAGGATCTTTCGGAGTACTCCAACTTAACTTACCACCATTAGCTTCACGCTGTGCTTCGCAAGCAGCAGTCCATCCACTTGCTTCGTATGGATCTGGCCGGTTGCGATAAGTGACAGTCCACCAAGTATAAAGCTCTTTAATCTCTCGAGCACGTTCTGCTTGTCCTGTAGGCTTGCCGTAGTTGGGGTTGTCTTTTTCAACGGCCATGTGTTCATCCATAATCAGTGTCATAGCCCAATCAAGATGATCTAATCCTGCTTGTGGACAACGCCATACACGCCAGCGGAACCAACCACTTGCCCAGAATGGTGCGTTGTACTTTGCTTTATCTTCTTCGCTACCCCAAGCAATGTGACTCCATGCTTGCTCTATTTCAACAAAGTCCACAAGCTCGTTGAAAAGACAAGGAAGGAAACGATTGCCGACATCTTGCCATTGCCCAGGCTTGATGTCTCTAGGGTGTGCAGTAAGACTATGAGTGCGACTAACCCAACGATTGTTAATGTAATATTTGAGATCATGAAGTTTATCCGGAATATAGTAAACAAATTTTTGCAAGTAGTCGAGTCCCTCTTCAGCAATCCACCAGCGAATAGGATGTGCGGCTTTGGCTTTGTCTTCCCAGTCGTGCCATTCTTCGCTGGTGCCGCACTTGAGCTTAGGCGTGCCTCGAAGCCAATCTGCAAATTTTCCGATAGTCCAGTAATGCGATCTCATTTTGTTTCCTTATTAGAACAATTATATAACACTTTTGGTGGGATGTCAACTATTGTTTGATCCATATTTCATAATACGGATCGTACCGCCAACCCTGAGGAGGATCGCACGGATCATAGATTTGCGGATGTGTTAAAGGAGTTGTTTCGGGCATATAGCGTTTTTTATATTCTGCACGAATATAACTACGCAGAAGTTCATCTGCATACTCGTCAGCCCATGTAGTTTCGCTTGTAATCATTTGATTAAGTGTTGTGCTAGTACCATACAGCTAATCCATACCCATATAGTATTAAATCCTACAAGTGTTGGAAGTAGTTTCTTTTCGCTTGCCCAAATAAGTGTTAGGCTTGTTGCTAGAGTAAAGAAATATAACCACCAAA